TTTTTTTTTTTTTTTTTTTTTTTTTGGAAAAGAATGGCTTTGCTAGCCATCTAATTTAAAATGTGTCGATTCATGCAAATTGTAACAAAATTCCAGTGGACGTATCCACCTTGAAAACTACAATCAGCATATCTGAAACGATATTGATTCTAAACGAGATGGAGACGTTCTACGAACGCTACACTAGCTTTAAACATGCGTGTACATGCGACTCCCACCGACCGGGTATCCGTAGATATTCCAGTTATCTTGAAAAGTCATTCCTGGGGATTTCTCCCCCCACGAAGGTGTGATATTGACCCAATCACATTAGGGGATCTGCTCATTTGAGCTAAACTTTAGGAAAATCACATTCCATATAGAGTTTTCGATTTTATCAGGATCACTCATAACCCACCTCCTAAGAGGATTATACCTTCTTTAGGTATTAGAAACCCATTTCAGGGCGATTACACCGCTGCTGGAGTGCTAGCTTGATAGTACCGCGTAGGTACATTCAAGAAGAACACTGGATTTAAATCCGGACCTCCATGCCAATATTTCTCCACACAGACAATGTTTGCAGGTGGCGAATTATACGGGATAACAATATTCGATGTGAAACAATCGTAATCACTACCATCGTACGCTGATACTCCTGTATTGGGTGCACTAGTAACATTACCAGGTGCTGTCGAATTAAACCGATAGTTGTTATAGTTGGGGCATAGCACGGACAAACCTGCATTTGTTTGCTGGTTGGTCAAGGCCATTCCACCGGGAGTAGCATTAATATTGGTGAATGTAGCTGCGGCCGCGCCTGAGCGCGAAACTCCAGCTATAAGCACACTTGTTGCTGACTCAGACATAACCATCGGTGCCTGAGGCGTTCGAATAACATCCAAATGCTGGATTGGTAACGAGCCATTAGTCTCCACATTGAATGTCCAAACCCCACTGCCTCTATATCCCACAAATGCTGGAAAAAGCCAGTGGAGGGGCATCTGTGACGAATAATTATACGTCTTAGTACCTACCCCCACCAATGCTACAGCAGAGTGGATACCAGTGGGATCATATCCTGGGTGTGGTGGCAACTTGCCGAACCTAAATTTCAGGAAATTGTATCCCGCAGCGGCACTAATGGATGGATCTCGATAAGTCCACGCATAGTTTGCTCGATGTATCAGTTGGCGAGCAGATCTAACACACTCACCAAAATTCACCCGATACAATGCATGCGGAGCCATTTCGCTCTTAGTACCTACTACCAGCCGAGTTTGATCCTCCTGTGAGATAGGCTCTTCTGTAGACTGTACTTGGAACACCATTTGATCCGTCGGTAGAGAAAGTGGGTTAGCAAACTCCATATTATCTCCACCACGCACAGACACCAGAATATTCACTGGTGCTGTGGCCACTGGAGCAGTAAGAGCTGTCAAAACCCGCACCACAATACATCCGTTGTCCAAATCATCATTAACATTCCATGTTGGTGTTGCTGATGTGGACCATTGCGCATTAGCAGGATCGACAGATTGTCGTGTCTGCAAAAACGCTAACGCTTGCTGATAGGGAACGTTAATTTCAACGTCATTAGTTTCTCCCAAATCCACAATTTGGGAATATACAGCAGAGGTGGTATTTGTTAGGGTCACAATATTATTAACTGCATCGCCCTGCGGATCAAATGCAATCAAGAGTCGACCTTTATGGTACGGACTCGCAATGATTTTGAAGCGGAAAACTATATCTCCTCTCCAATCATTGAACATACGTGAGACCCACGCCAACGGTGTATAATCCACAAATGAGTTATTCGTGGTACCTGTCGATCTATACATCCAAGGATTAACCCTAGCATAAAACAATATATCGTCCGTCACATTAGTGGTATTCCACGTCGTGCGCACCAAATATGATTCATGCTGAACTAGCTTATCTAACGCTAGTGGGTCCTCAGCCCCAATACCCAAAAGAGAATTATCTATTGACAGTTCGTTCTTAGGGTCAAGGGTGAGTTTCTCATTTGGAAAACTTATCTCAGGCGAGGCAAACTGTGGGAAAGCTCGAGGTTGTAAGGGATTTGTATTCTCGATAACGGGCACATTTGTAAACCCAAATAACGAGGCTATCCCTGCCACGGCTTTCGCACCAATCTCTGTCGCTGTAGCGAAACGTCCTATAATTGGTACGCTTCGAAACATCTTAGCGATAGAAGCCACAGCAGTAGCGGGGGCGCTCACTGGCCCCTGATTATACTCATCCTCAGTAGATTGAAGTGCCAAACCGGCCGTAGATCCTGACAATTGAACATCTTCAGCCCACGCATAAATCTGCACGGTAACACCTTGCCCCACCACGCTATTTGCGCTTCGGAGTGCTGTGAAACCGAGAAAATCCAAACGTCCCATATCTTGGAAATGTTGTGATACACCAATCTTCAACCAGTTTTTGTGATAGAAGAAAGGCAAAGTCATCTCACCACCCGCACTATCCTGTGGATAAATCCACACGATTGGACGTTGTGAAAATGGTACAAGGTACTGCGTGGTAGCTGAACTCTTAATGGTAGTAGGTGTCAAATTCTGGAGTGGTTGGTATGCCATCCCCATACATCCATAATAGAATGGAGAAGCATTAATAACCACCTTCACCTTCAGATTACAGCGAAGGAATCCAAAATTGTTCAATTTGTACTTAATACGAGAATCGTTGAAAAACTGTTGCCACGGATACACAGTTCTAAGAATAGTGTCCGGAGCATCGCTCTCCAACCACGTAAAAGAGTCAATACGAACAGGACGGGACAAAAACCCCTTCAAATCTGCAGCAGAAACCTCATCTACTGTAGCCACTGGATCGACAGGAGAAGGTTCCCCCACTGTCAACCCTGTGGTTTCATCTACAAAGTTTACAGTTTGAATTCCCTCCTCATTCCCGGGACCACTTGCCTCCGAAACAGGAGTTTCTTCACTCTGAACTTGCAGGCGCGGACTTTTACATTCCGCGACGCACACGCAATTGCGTAGCGCCTGTGTGCAACATTCACACACGATATCTAATTTACTTATACATTTAGTAGATGGTTATTTACAACCCCCCAGTATCATCTATTCCTGGAGGGCGGTTATACGTATTTGTGTGTCAGCCTACACTTCCGTAAACACGGACTTTGGGGAACGCCCTGGCGAACATTCATGATGAATCCACTCTTACATATATGGACGTAAAACTCATAAACATACAGTAACTACTCAACATGAACTCCTTTTGGTTTAAGGGACCTGGAATCATAGGCCCAACCCTAGTCTATTCTAGAGTTACGCCAGACGCACGCCAGAACCTACGATAGAGATCGTCCCATGTTGGAAACGATGTCTCTTTCGTATATGGTTCAAGACTGTAGCGTGCAATCAGGCGCTTTATCATTGCCGCCCGCTTCTCAAACGTCTCCTTGCCATAAAAGAAATACTCAGAATGAGCTGATTCAAGGATGGCTACTGCGTGGTACTCCTGACTCAATGTCTTGGAGCGAACGCATACGGTGAGACTCTTGGCTATGGAATCTTCCTCGAGCGGGGCAAGGTGGGCGCCAACATCGGCATCCCACACCCACGTCCGTTTCAGGAACGAAACATCCTCAATAGAGATATAGGGAATGCTTTCCGCTTCCTTATCTGCCATCGTGTATGTAATTCCAGCACGAGCTAGCTCAGCTTGCACAGTTGTGTGGTTAAACCACGGAACGTTTCCATGGTTGACACCCATGACATTGTCATCGCCATAGGTCATCAAATTCACATTCTGCTTAAAGCTGCGAACCTCCTTCGACGGGTTCAACTTCAGGTAGCAATACCGCATATACAGCGAGTTCGCAATACTGTTGATGATAACCGTAAGGGGGTGTCCTGATGGGTTACTTCCATAAAACTCCACTAGATCTCCATTGAAATCTGTGAGTGGAAAAGCGGTGTCTTCGGCAATACCTTGGACAACCAATAAGTCTTCAGGAGAGTACCCAGCTGCACGACAAATTTCGCGCAAGATATCAAATGCTGCAAGAATCACTTCAGCAGGCATCGTCTTATCAAACGCGGCATAGTCGCCAGCAATCATAGCCTCATCACCATGTTGTGTGAGATATGTTCGAATCTCCTCCCATTCGGTAGAGCATGCATTCGTGCCCACAGCTGTCTCAAACACAAACTTGTTGCGCTGGATCAGCCGAATAACCGACAGGAGGTACTTGCGCACGATCATGGACCAGTCTCCCGGCCCTCCTGAAAACATGCGCGTCTTCGCAATTGCGATCTTCTTAAAGGAACACGCTTCGTCCTTCAAGTGCCCACAAAAGCAAGGCATATTACGCTCACCACTCAGGTAACGGTCCAGCATAGCATCAATACGATCTTTAATTTCCTGGGTGAATTCCACAGGATCTTCAAGACCGTTGTGCGCTGGCAGCTCGACCATAAAGTGTTTCTTGCTCTTTTGCCACGGATTGCCCATACTTGTGGAGCGGTTCATCTTATCGACAAACTTTACTCCCGCAGCACCATTGACGGCGGTGAAATCATCATACACCATCACCTCACTCAAATCCTCATCGGTCAATTGAGATAACACATCCGCCAGATAGGCTTCTGCGCACTCAGTTAGCGCGACTTTATCGAGCTGAGTTACTGGCTGGACCATATCCAGCGCAGCCCGGCGCCAAGGTTCCCACCCCGCCATGACGGGAGGACCATGCTTTACAAGGTATCCTTCTTCAATCACAGCCTTCTGGATGAGAGTCGGCGCGACTCGGGACTTGGGTGCCTGCTTGAAACCACTAAAGGATCCATACACATTCGCCGTACCTTGCGGAATAAACCGGAATACAGACTTCTGATGCAGATCACGAAGAGGTCTCGGGGTGGCGGTAGCACTCTCCAACATAGGAGGAGCACACTGGACCACTGGTTCGCTAAAGAGACTGAGAGCCTCCTGAACGAATTCAGCTGTCACGGGTGCGGCTACACCATGGCACAAGCCGGGTCGACCCATAGCATGGATACCCAAAATCAAGGGACCACTCGGAGTCATACCCACAATCATAGCACCACAATCACCAGCAACCGTAGGAGTTTTTGGTGTGTAGGACCATGAGCTTGGCAAGTCATACCCCTGTCCATCGCCAATAGCGCCACTGTGGTGCACCGCACGAAGCGGAATTACCTCATCAGCACCTTGCACACTGCGCGAAATCATAACTCCATTCGCTTTAAAGCGCACACACGCCTTAGCAAACAAATCAGTGATATCCTTCTTAGGAGGAACACACCGGAGCCTAATCACGCAAAGGTCAAGCTTGGGGTAGCGCTGGATATCTCCCTGCGTTAACAAAATAGTCACACGCTGGTTG